GATCAAAAGTTGCCATGTCTGAAGCACAGTTATTACACGCAGAAAAACAAAGTCGTGGAGAAGAAGCATATCAAGGTAAACTATTAGAAGCGAGACAGGCAGATTATAAAGATGAGGTCGTACTTTTTATTCTCACACTCCCTATACTTGTATTAGCTTATGGAGTTTTTTCAAATGATGTGGAAGCTATGAATAAAATAAATCTTTTCTTTGAGCATTTTCAAAATCTTCCAAAATGGTTTACCAATTTATGGGTACTTGTAGTTGCTAGTATCTTTGGTATCAAAGGAACACAAATATTTAGAAATGGAAACGGAAAGCAAAAATGAACAATATAATGACAGCTTTTACACAGCAATACAGCCGCAAGGTAAGTTTATTATCTCAACAAACAGGAAAGAAGAATGGCAAAAAAGTTCAACGCAGACAAAGTAATACACGAAAGAAAAGCAAAAAGTACTAGCATAGGTAAAAGACCTAAAACCTCATCTATGAATAAACATAAAAAACGTACTTGGAAAAAGTACAATTCTCAAGGCAGGTGAAACCAATCATTATATCTTTAATGTATCTAAGTGTTGGTGGAGACATCAAATTAGATACCTTTGAAATCTTTACAAATTGTAGCTCTTGGTTTAATACACATATAGCAGTTGTGGAAAAAAAGAAAAAGACCTTATGGTCTGCTCATTCTTACCACGTTTATAAAGATAAAAAAGTTGTAGGATATGTATGCCAAGGAAAAGAACCACATTAAAAAAACAAAAACCTTTAGTTCTAACTAACGAAATTAAAGAGCCAAGTAAATTTGAATGGCTTAAAAAAAATATAGTTATAGTTCCAGTAGTTGCGGCAATAATAGCTGGAACATTTACATCTGTTAGATATGTATTAAATTTAACAGATACTATTACAGCTAATCAAGAAACTATCCTGAAGCTACAAGAAAAAAATACAGCATCTGAATCTGACATCTACGATCTTAAAACAAGACTTGCAGCAGCAGAAGCCACTTGGACAATGGCAGAAAACTTATATAGACAATTAGCAGACACAGTAAGAGATCACACTTATGACCTTAAAGACTTGTCGAGATAATTTATTATGGATTGCTTTCTTTCTTTGCGTAGCAACTTACGCAGAAGCTAGAAACGAATACCTACAAAATCAACATCCTTGTGAAAGAGGTACATTTGAACCTTACGCAGAAATGAATCAAAGAGATTATAAATCAGGCACAAGTAATGAGTATCAAGATCAAAGATTAGGTTTTAGATTTCGTATGCCTTTAGGTGCTGTGTGTAGTGATGATTATATTGCTGAACAAAAAAAGAAAGATAAAATAAGAACCCAACTTGAACTCATAAAAGAGTGTAAAAGAATACCAAAAATTAGTCCACCACCTGTAGAGTTTGCAGAATTATTTAATATGTGTAATACATTAGGAGTGGTAGGAATAGTGGCACATAAAAAACCAGACGGAAACCATTGGGATGATCTAAAGATACAATACTTAAAAGATAATCCTGATATAACAATTATGAAACAGGCGATGCCAAATGAATAGGTCTCATTTTAATAAACAAAAAGTTTTAGACTATGTACAACAAAAATTTGAAGATGTTAAAGAAATGAATATGTTTAAATGTTTACGTAAGTCAGTAAATGTTGGTGCGAATGGTACTCAAAAATATATGGTTAAAGCAGGAAAGAACAAAGGTAAAATACTTTAGATGAAAATATCAGATAAAACAGAAGTAAGTATGCCAGTTAAAAATATGATTGGTATTGTTATGGTTGTAGCAATGGGTGTCTTTGCATACACAGAAGTAACTGCCAGACTTACATCACTAGAAACATCAAGAGAATTATTTCAAGCAGACCTACTTAAAAAATCAGAACAGAAACCAACTGACCAAGAACAGTTTATGTTAATTGAAGATATATATAAAACTGTAGAAAAATTAGAAAAGACACAAGAACAAAACATGACTAACAAAGTTAACATAGAGTTTTTAAGAGAACAGTTGGAAAAAACTTTAATAGACGTTGAGAACTTAAAAGATAAAGTTAGAAAAAATGGAAACGGAGTACACTAATGATTGAAACTGTAGTAGTTTTATTAATGTTTGTAGGTGCTGAAATTAAAGAGCATAGAATACAACCAACTATGTCTGAATGTTTAAAAGGCAAACGTCTTGCTAGTCGTTCTGCTTCTGCTCAAACAGAGTTTAAATGTATTAAAAGTAAAGCTGAATTAGAAACTAATGTTGATGGTAGTTTAAGCATTAAAAGCCTTATATTAAATCCATAACAAATGAAATTTTTATTAATAATGCAAATATGTTCTTTAGCTAATGCAGAATGTATACCACCACAAAAAATATATCCAATGTATAACTCTCATTATGATTGCTCTACTGGTGGTTACCTAAGAGGTTTAACAATTATTAGAGAACTGGGTCAACAAGAAGTTGATAAAGCTAAAATTTACGTTAATTTTGCATGTCAACAATTAAATTATTCTTAATGTATTGTATAGTATGGTTAAGAGATGATGTGTGGCAAATATTTACTAACGAAGTGTGGATGACCAGAAAAGAAGCAGAAGAGTATGGTCAAAGAAATAAATTTAAAAAAAAAATACAATGGAAAGTATTATGGTATGACAGAAAATATCATGTATAATATATTATGGCTATAGATTATAGAGGAGAAAAATTTTCAGGTTACAACAAACCAAAGAACGACAGAACTAAAACTAAAAAATTTTCTGTTCTTGCTAAGTCTGGGTCTACAGTAAAACTTATTAGATATGGAGATGCCAATATGACCATTGGTAAATCTGATCCTAAAAGAAGAAAATCATTTAGAGCTAGACATAACTGTGATTCTAAAAAAAGTGTGTTAAGTGCTGGATATTGGTCATGTAAAAAATGGTAATAAAATAAATTAAATAGTTAATTGTTTTTTTAATATTTCAAACTCTTCGTGAATTGTTTTATCATTAGACCAAAATCTTTTACGATTAAATTTCATGGCACGATGGTGTATGATAGTAGAGTGATCCATACCAAACATTCTACCAAGTTGCGATAAAGAAACTTTGTGTAGTTCAATCATTAAATTAATAATAATACTTCTTACTCTAACTAAAAATTCAAATCTTCTATCGCCAAGCACTTCTTTTTTACTAACTTCGTATTGAATACAAACTTTATTTACTACAGCTTCAAATGTTGCTGTGTGTATTTTTTTTCTATCTATTTTTACTCCTGCTTTTTTTTCGTCAAATCTTTCTTCTCTTATTTTTAATCTTAACAAGTTAAGTTCTAATTTACTTTGGTTTTGTTGCATCGACATTCGATAGCCATTCTTAAATCCTGTTTTGTAAAGTAGTAATTCTCTTGATGTTAACTCCGAATACATAGGAGCTTTCATGGCTTGTTTTAATTGTGTAAGTGTTTTCATTTGCGTAAGATACCCCCTAGTTGTTTGCACAACTTATTGTTGTTTTAACTTATGTAATTAATGTCTATCTGTCTGACATTAATTGTTCTCTGCATTCAGACACTTTCAAATGTAAGCTATAACTTTCAGCTTTTAATTTGTTTGCCTTTTGAATTGCTTGAACATACAAATCACTTTTCTTTCTTTGTTTGTCCATCAACTCTTGCAGACGACTTCTGATCTCTTCCATCATGCTCCTTCACTTTTGTGTGATTCCATTTTATATCGGCAACCACTACTTCTACGAACTCTCCTTTATTGGATGGTTCAGCAGCCTTCTCTACGGAATCAAATATTTCTACATATTCAAAATTTGCATCTCCGTACTTAGTTCTTTTAAATGTTTTAGCCTTTTTGTCAATCATAATCTCTTTCCAGTATAAACTCTAGATTTTGTATAGCTTTTAATATATCTTCTTTACCATTTTTATGTTCGTGTCTTGACACATATTTAATTACAGAACCTTCTGCAAATTGCATACGATTAGCTTGTATATATTCTATGGGTTGGATAGGCATAGCCTGGTAATGTGAACCACCAACTTGTTTATCTAAATTTTTTTTATTCATTATTTGTAATAGGGATTGTGGGGAGAAAAACAACTAAGTAAAAAGTCAAGGGTACTGACTAAAACTCCCCACAATTTTATCAAGATTTGTTTAAAACCCCGATGGTTTATTAGTACCATAAGCTACATTTTTATCAAATGTCTTTTGTGGGGTAAATGTTGGTTGTCCACCACCACCAGTACTTGTAGCACTTGTGCTATTTGGTGAAAGTTTAATAGTAATGCCACCAGTTGGTTGACCACTATCGTCTTTAGTGTTCCATCCTGCTTGACTATACCAAGCACCACCTACTTTAACTCCTATGGTCCAATTTTTTCCTTCTGGAGATTTAGGGTTTTTAGGTGCTACCCAGTCTGGGTGTTTATCTTCTGTCTTTTTATCATTGGGTACTACGTTTACCCATATTGCTTCATCATTCATTTTTTTCCTTTTGTTATCTTCAACTTTATTGTTGAACATTTTTTAATTGCAACTCTTTAACATCAGCAACTTTTTTTATTTGTTGATATGCTTTAGAATTGTTTTTCATAAGATATTGGAGTTGATCTTTGTATTTTGCAGCTATGCTATAAAATTGTTTAGAATTTTTAGCTAACTGTATGTAACCCTTTATCTCTTCGGCATCCACTTTATCATCAAGATAAATAGGACTTGTTTCTTCTTTTGTAGAAGAAATTTTATTAAATGGTTTTGCTTCGTAACCATCTTCATCTTTAATTCCTGTCTTTAAATTTAATAGATTTAAGAAAGCATATTTTCTAGAGTATGACATGGCATTACCTGTACCAAACTTATCTATTGCACCCATTGCTGAACATCCGTCAACCATTATAAAGTTAGTTGGTTCGTCAATATCATGTACCTTCATAGTACAAACAACCATGACCATATTTCTTGATTCAACTACTTCAGTTAAATAATTACACGTTGCATATAGTCCATTGTCAAGCAAAGCTTGTGTTGCCACTTCTTGAACGGCGTCGTGCATTAAAGGATTAAAATGCATCCCCTTTACTTTGTCTGCTTTCTTTACACCACCTGCCGATAGACAAGCTGAGTGTAGTTTTTGATATATATTTTTCTTCATTGTTTTATTCCCCATAGGTTAGTTATTAGTTGTGTTTGTTCTGGTGCTAAATCTTTATAATAAAAGTAATGGTTCATATCTGGTGGCTCACACATTAATGCAAGTTCAGACAGATTACCTTTGCAGAACATTATCATTCGTTCCCAAAGTAAAATCTTTGAAACCATTTTAAAGTAAAGATGTTCCAGATGGTCTTGCTTCATTAACTCATGCGATTGATCAAAGATAATATGCTCTTTGTCATTAGCATATACTAAGAATGGTATCTTCTTAGAACACATATAATAAAACGCAGTTTGAGTTAAATTTTCTATTGTTGGTTCAGTTGGAAGAGGTTGCGTCATCATTCTCCATTCCATTTTACCATTTACTTTTCTTATGTTAGGTGGCTTAGTTTTTAATTCTATAAATTTTGTTTTAGTTTCGTAATCTATTTTTCCTAACATCTGTTTAATCATAGTCATTTCTTGTTTATAAACATGACGTTCACATTCTAATTCATCTTTACCAGTAATATCTTGCACAACTTTTTTTGTTACAC